AATCATGGCCGCAATCGTCCCAATAATCATAATAACTAGCACCGTGATCATGTAATAGTTTATGTACATTAGCTTCGGATAGATTACCCTCACTATCTGTACATCTGATTACAGAATTACAATAACCTAAATCTTCAGTTAGAGGTTCTTGAATAAAACTCATGATTAATTACCTACTAGGTTGTTGATAGTTTGTTGTGTAACTTTCTTAGCGTTAACACCATCTAGATACTTATTAATGTGTCTAGTTGTTGTTTTGCTATAGAAATCTTGAGTCCTTAAATACTCATAGTCTTGCAATCTTGCAGCGACTGGAGTATCATAACTAAAGAAAACTTCAGAACCATTGTTGTATTCAACTACGGTTTGATTGTAGCCGATTCTTCTTAGTTTCATAAGAGAACAGTTGTTGATAATTAAGTGGACAATTTGACTCTTGATTGAGTCAATAACTGGTAGAGGAATCGAACCTCTATGTAATCACCAGATCCAGCAAGATTTAGATGATATCTAACAATTCGATGCAGTTCACTTGTTGATAATCAAGGCCGATACTTTCAATGAATTCTTCATCATCAAGATCATGCTCATCGATAACAACAACATCAACCTCATTCTCACCGAATTGTTTAGAATAATTCCAGTTTAATCCTAGTTCTTTGATGTTATCTAAAGCAGAAGGATTGCAATGGATTAATACTCTTTTCATGATTGGTTCTTGTGTAATCATGTTGTTAATTAGTGAGTGAACAGTTGTTGATAAATAAGAAAGAGATTGTCTCTCCCTTGTTTACATTTTAATTATAGCAGAGTTAAGCAGGTTTGTCAACACCGCTTAACACTCTGAAATAATATCACATAAGCTCGTGTATGTTGTTGTTAACATAGAGCTCAAGATCATCGAGTTTGTTATCATCAATCATTTGAACATATTCAATGATGATGTCATTTAATAACTCGTAATCTGTGTGAACTAATTCACATAAACTCATAGCGATTTGCGCTTTGTTCAGTAACATTTAATGTACCTCAATTTGTTTACATTGTTAATATAGCAGCATGCAGAGCATAAGTCAATACATTACACCATATCGTTACAGTCTGTAATAATGATACATAGCGCCACAGATAGCGACACGATAACACATAAGCATTGCTAATATGTCCCGCTCGTGCTACGCACTCGCTCAATTTGCGCCGGTAAATAATACATAGCACGTGCAATCCGTACAATAATGTTGTTAGGAAGCGAGCACGAAGTGCGAGCGGGTTGGAATTATAATAAATAGCTGAGACCCCAACGGGGGGAAGGGATCTCGCCCGTTTTCCTATTAGGGCAGACAAAATTATGTCAAAATTTAAGGGCTTTCTTAGCTTCCTGCTCTGTTTTGTAGAATGTACAAGACCCCTGTTGACATCCAAGGAAATGATGGAATGTAGTCTTACCTCCCATTATATCATACGAATATATCGTTGCTCCCTCTGGATTCTTGTACAGTAGTTGAGGCTTTTGCATACTTCTTCAATAATTTTACAGCTTTTTCATGTGTCAAACATTTATCAGCCTTTGTCTGTAATTTCAACAACTTCTTTTCTTGCTTGTTCAACTAGCACCTTCTCTAATGTATCTGATAGGCGGTTATAAGTAGTAATAATATTAATCTGTCCAATTAACACACTAAATGTTGCAATACTCCAGAAGATATAGTAGTATCTCTGTTTATGCTGTTTAGGGGCGGTCATAGTATATATAATAGGTATATCCAAAGATTCGTTGAATCTTGGAGGGGGAATAGGGGATATAAGTATTAAGAAAGGAGGAATTGATGTCTGAAAGACAGAGATTCCTCCCTTGAGGAAAAGAGTCCACCCTTCTCTCTTCCTGTATACATGTGTTATGTGTCAGATCCAAGTAGGGAGTGCCTTTTTACCTGACTTACCTCTAGCTTCTCTACGTTGCTTTAAGTCCATTCCTAGGACCATATGGTTAGCTGCAGAGATTGGATCATCTCTCCATGTGTCTAATATGTCTTTCCACTCCTCTTGTTTACGAGATTTAACGGCTTCATAGGCAGAGATTCCCATTGCATCTGTGAAATACTTGACGCCTTGGGCCAAACAGTCCAATCTATCATCGTGTTTAACAGCTCCTTTCTCTCTACACATTCTCGACATCTGATAGAAAAGCATATACATAAGACGAAGTTCTGGAGCTTCATCTTTATTAGATTTATAGTCCCAATCAATAACCGACCTATCACATACAAGACGATGCTGATTAAGAACCGGCTCCAACGCATCAATGATTCTATCTTCTTTTCTGACATTGGCTCTCACTTCTTCTACATCTATAGCTTGTTTAGTCTGTTGTAAGTGCTTTCTAAAGAGTTCTGAGACGATTCCATCACCAAAGTTAGTTTCAATAACTAATTTAGTTGCATTATATTTCTTACAACCTCTAAGAATATCTAGGAGTGTGCTGTCTGAGTATCCGTCTCTATAAGCTCGCATTTCATGGAGGTAAAGGAAGCCATTCTTTTGGGATATATAGCAGGCAGCTGTTTCATCTGTACCTCGTCCAGAGGGATCCACGCTGCAAATTGTTTCGCTGTAAGGTGTCCATTCTCCTTGTAACTGCATAGGAGAGTAAAAGTAGTCTCCGGGGAGTCCGACTGTTGGGAGATCTTTGATGACGTTTTGCGGGTCGGAGCACCATACGCAAGCGTCGGGAGCCAAGCTAGGATTGACGCTAGTGACAACCAAATCAGCCATCTTAAGGGGGAACTTTTCCGCATCACTTAAACTCGTATCTAATTGAAATTGAAGCATATAATTAGAACGACCCATAGATGCTTCACGTTCTATTAGGTCGTCATTATCGAATCTATCAGGGTCTGTTACTTCCCATTCTTCAGCACCAGAATCAAGGTCTTCCTGGATCTGAGGTGCTAAAAGTCCTTCGTACTGACTAAGCTTGTTTTTTCTTGGGTATCTTGCTGGCCAAACGAAGGGACGATACGAACGCTCTGCCAGCTTACGATAAACAGTAAAAGTAGTCTGAGGAGTCCCGAGATACATAATACGGCTATCACTTTTGGGTGTGAGGATGGATTCAGCTTCAGTACAGAGTTGTAAAAGTTTTTCACGCATTAACTCCGTCATGGAGTTTCCAGGCACCTCTATGTCGTCCAAGATCATCAAATCTGCGCGACTTCCGGTTAGCTGACCAGTTATGCCCACCGACTTTACGCTTGGGGCTTGGTGTGGTGAACAATTTACGTCGAAGCTGATGCGACTCCAACGTGAATCTTCTGCTTTCGGTTTTAGATGAGATAGCCATGGGGTTTCAATGATTAGTTTTTGTAGGAAAATGGACATATTATCAGCTCTCTCTTTAGAGGCTGAAATAATCATTATCTTCTTTTCTTTATCTTTGAATAGAGTCCATAGAACAAACGCTCCAGTAATCCAACTTTTACCAACACCACGGAAGGCTTGGATCTGGAGACGTTTCGGACCATGCTGTAAGTAGTCAGCAATTGCATACTGGGCACGCGTTGGACTAGGTAAGTCGAGTTGGTCCCATAATGCCTGGAGGAATAGTTTAAAGTCATCTTGTAGGGCAGTTACAACGGAAGTCATAAGTTAGTTTCTCCGGCACCACCACCTCCACCTGTGTCAGAAGGATTACCGGCGTCTTTTTTAGGTTTCTTTGGTTTCTTTGGTTGTATAGTTTTCTTACCAGAATCTATTTTTAGATCATCAGTTGTAGTAGTTTGTTGGTTTTGTTGGTTACTACCACCACTGTACACCGGTCCTTGAGAGCTACCTACCACATCAATACCACGTTCTTCTGGAGCACCAGCAGCAGTTGATATCTTTAATGATTCTTGAGGTACTACTGGAGTCGGAGTTGTTGGTTTAGGTGGAGTCGGCGGAAGTAGAGATTTTAATTCAGCATCTGTTAGCCTGTAATCTTGGACTTGTAATACAGAACCTTTTTTAGTATCCCTAGGTCTGTTTCTCCTTGCTTCGTCTATTCTTTCTTTCCGAGTCTCTCGTTGTCTCCTTTGCCATAAATCTTGTTGTGCTTTAGTTGTATATATATCAGGTATCTTATTTGGATTCGCCCAATCAGGGATAGCTCTACCCATTTTTAATTATCCTCATGGTATAAGTTTATCAATTTGAACATCCCGAATCCTTGGATTTTTAGATAAAGGATTATTAAGTAAAACATCATCAAGTTGCTGAAGTTGTTTCGGTGGTTGAATTTTTAAAGCTTTATCAATCGTTTTACCAACAGGTATTAAACTTCTGCCTAAAGCTTCTCCAGCTTTTTCAGCAACAGGTGTTAATGTAGCTCTAAGCCCTCTATCAATAACTTCTCCTGCAACAAGTCTAATAGGAGATCCACCACTTTTTTTAATCATAGATACGCCACCTTTAGCAACGCTCTTTAAATTTATTGCAGGTAATTCTTTTAGACGTTTTAACATTGCAGGTTTATTAAACTGCTTGGCATAGTCTATCGCATGTTTCCGTATATTTTCAGGAAGTTCAGGGTTTTTAATCCAGTCCGCGAAATTACCATGCCAACCTGGTTTTAATACACCACCTATGAAACCAGCTTTTGTTGCTTTACCTGAGAGACCAATCTCTGGCATTCCACCTATCTGCATTGATGCAAATTGCATCTCTTGTATTCTACGTTTGCTTTGATGAAAGAATTCAGCCATATCTTTAGCAGCAGCAATTCTTTCTTTCATACCAGATTTAGGTGTCAGTTTTGTCCAACTAGCATCTTTTGGAGTATTCCTTGTTATCCAATTATGAATATCTTCTACTGCATTAGTAGTAGCCTTACCTCCTTTATGTAAACGCTCAGGTATTTCCATAACAGCACCATATGCATTACCTAAAGTCATACCAGACTTAGCAATTATATCATTTAATTGCTTTAAGTCCTTTACTCTATCAGGGCCAATACCTTCAAAAAGTGATTTAGCAGTTTGTGATTCTATAACATGATGCCATACACTACCTTCTGGTAATTTTAAAAGTCCATCTATCCATGGTAAATTCCTTACTTTTTTCGGCACTCTAAAGGGCAAACCAACTCCACTTGATTTACCATACTGTTTTACTAATGCAGGATCAGTTTGCGCTTCTAATCTACGTAAACGTTCTGGAACATCAATCTTTTTACCTTGTGCTCTTCTTTGCTGTATTTTTTTATTATGCTTTTCAAGTTCTTCTTTTCTTTTAATGTAAAGTTCGTCTGCCATCTACATACCTCCTAAGCTGTATTCTTGCGTTCAACGATCTTACCAGAAGACTTCTTAGCTCTCTTCACTTGATATACAGCTTTATCACTTGCTACCTTTTTCCATTTACCTCCTTTACGTACAAATTCTATACCACCTTCTGTTTTTTTATCACCATCTTGGGGTGCATCAGATACTTCTTTTTTCTCCGTAGTTTTACGGATAAATCCTTTTTTGTTAATTCCAGCCATAGTTACTTACGTTGTGCTCCGCCTCTAGCGCGGTTTTTCTTTGTTGATTCGACATTCATACTCGGATGACTTATATCACCAGTACTCTTTCCTTTACCGTCTATCTTCAGAGCTCTTCGACGCCTTTGTAAGTCAGCACGGTACTTTTTCTTAGCAGGAGTCTTATTACGTTCTGTCTCATCTCTAGAATGTTTCTTACGAGCTTCTGGATTAGATCTATAGAACTTTGCTGTTTTACCAGGATTAGACACGAACGTTCTTGCCATACATCCTCCGTTGTATTAGATCAGGGTCTACTTTAGGCATAATTTTATTTAGTTTATCTAGTGGATTACCTTCATAAGCAACTCCACTAATATCATTGGTCTTTAACCAATCACAGGCTGCTTTTAAATCCTGTGTCGAAGCCTCGCCACTTTTCACCCTTTTCAGGAATTCTTCTGTGACAAGGCTATGTAATTCATTGAATTGGGTTTCTGTGGCTTTATTCATCACTCTTCTTTAAGTCCTGGGAATAAATTCTTTTTAACCATTTTGACTACCTGATCATCAACAGTGTTATCAGTGGATTTAGCATATGCTTCTAAAAGTGAGATAACTAAATCTTTCGTTGCACTTGAAGTAAGGAATGCCATAAGGATGGGCTTAATAATGATCATCATTTGTTTAGGGGATTAAGTTTCTGCCACCATTTCTTAGGTGGTGGTGGGGGTAATTGCTTGGCTTGTGCAGCAGCAACTTGTTTTTTAAATGCAGCTATAGGTATCACATCTTGGCACATATGATACACTCTTGTACCAGGCCGTAACATAAAGCCTTTTTGCTGCAGTTCAGCACATTTGAGAACTCTAACTAATTCATAGTCAAGTTCCATTTTTGCTTGCTGCCTAGCTCCAATAGCTTTACAGCGTTCAACTAAAGAACCATCAAGGGGAACCATGAAGTTAATCTGTGCTCCCCAATTCTCAGCTACAGTGTAGCTTTGCTGGTCCATACTATCATCAAAAGGAGTGGTATGATTGCCCATATAAAATGGGCTAAATGTCATTGTTGCACCGTTACAGGATATGTTTGGCCCGAGGACTTGACGACTCGGAGCTCCATTATTCTGGAATTGTACAGCTTGATTGGTAACATTTCCAGTAGCTGCTGCCACAGGATTTGATACATTTTTGGTTTCTCCCTCATTAGCATAAACTGGGATTCCTCCTATTGTGAGAATACTGATAATGATACTGTAGTAGAAGTAGTTTCTATTTCTCTTTCGATCTCGGTGACTTCTAATACTTGACTGGCTGCTCTTGTTACTATCTCTAGTGTAAAGTCGCTGCCAGCTGTTGTTATGTTGAATACCGAATCTGAGTCCGCTATTCCGCCAGAAGTTGCTGAGGTGTGGGTTATGTTGTCCCCAGACCATTTGTTTAATGCAGACCCATAGGTTGTTATCTCGATTGTTTCCGTTATCTCCTGGGTCGTTGTAGTAGTTGAGTTCATCGAGCCTTGTGTGAACTGAGGCGTGACTAACTCTGCTCTTGCTACCGAGGGTGTTAACAGTGCTAAGAGTAATAACCATTTTTTCATTCTTCTTTTTTCTTTGCCATAGGACAATTGACGGTTTGAACGCCTTTATCTTTAGAATTACCAGTAGACAAGCCGAAGGTCGCCAATGCACCTGTAAACACCGAAGCCACGAACGTGATATCTGAGTTTCCAGCCTTCTTTATCATAGGTAATTCTACGTAATTCATTGTTATAATGAAGCCAGACCAAACAACAACGCCAAGCCTGACGAATGTACCAAGGATCTGAATTTGGTGTTCTTGGTCTTCAGCGGCATCTTTTAACTTGCCGAGGAGACTTTTTCCTTCCTTTTTTTCTTCCATGCTTCAATGCGTTTGTTCAGCTGTTTCGT